TCAGCAGGTTCTCCGCGATCAGTATCAATATCCGAATTGGTATATGTGGAAAGGCAAGGACGACAAGACCTGGGGCAAGGGTAAGTCACCAGCTCTCGGATGGGAAACGACGGGAAGGACGCGCGACCTGCTACTCTCGACTTTCCGTGGGGCGTTGCACAACGGGATGAAGAATATTCCTGGCGGCCTCCGGGTAAAGGACGAGGAGTTCTGCCGTCAGATGGATCTGATGACGATGAGCACTGGGATGCGCTGGGATGTACAGCACGGGCATGACGATGTTTTCATGGCTGGAGTTCTCGCCGTTGTTGCGTGCTCGCAGTATCCCCCGACCAACATCCTGAACTTCCGCGGCAACACGTTGGACAAAGACAAGTCTGGGCATCCGGCAATCAACAAGATGAATCCGCAGGCTGACCTGGCGCACGCCTTGTATCGGGATCAGATGATGATCTTGAAGCCGGAAAAGAAGTTCTCGAAATCTTGTATGTTGCCTTTGTGAGGAGAAACCATGCCACCGATTGACACCACCCCACAGTCACAGATTCGGTACTTCACGCGTATCATCGCAGCCTTGGTGATTCAGGCCGGCGGGGAGCTTCGCGTCCCGCAGAAGTTTATGCGCGAGGTTGCCGCGGAGAGTTCCCGGCAGGGTCTGTTCGAAGATAGTGATGCGAGGGCTGACGAAATCGTGCTACGCTTCGGGAGTAAAAATTCTGCTGTCTATCCGGTGGAACCTGATACGCCATGCGATTCTCCGAAACCCCGGTCAGTGACCCCGCAAACCTCATCCCCCCAAGTAAGCGTAGACCCGTCGTCCCGCCCGATGACGGGTCGCCCGCCAATGACAGACCAGCAATTGGCGCTAGTGGAGGAGAAGGTCAGAAAGGCGAGGGTAGCGGCACGCATGAAGAACGCTCGCGGGCAAGCGAACTCCTCCGAGATATCGGAACTGAATTTTCCCGTCTGAGGAAACTGAACCGCAGCGGGGCATGGGCCGACCTCGAGGATAAGATTGCAGGGTCAGGGGATATACTGATCGCAAGTGCGATGATTTCCCCGAAGGATTGGATAGGGATGCTGATCGACATCGAGCAGTTTAGGAAGGCCGAGACGGGGACAGCCGAGTCTCCTGGGGATGCTTTGGCCAAGTGGCTATCTGAAGGCGCGGAAGATAAGCCAAAGCGCAAGAAGGCGAAGGCTAACTAATGCCGATGTTTACGGGATACGACGTTGTAACGGAGAAGAAAACCTCTCCTGCCTACAACAATCCCGACAAGGTAGTTACGAACTCGCTGGACGAACTGGAGCGTATCTCGCGCACCGAGCGCGACAAGCACCTCGGGAAAGACTACTTCAGCGACATCAAAGACTTCTACGACCTGGAAAAAACCAGAGGCGGGACAATCAATGCCTCGAACATCCGTCCGCAAGTGCAAATCCCCCAGCTACAAACTCTTGTTCTGAACGAAGCCACCGACATCACCGACGCCTCGATTAAGGTCTATATTACGAACGATGGCAAGCGGGATGAGAGCCGGGAAAAGTACTATCAGGCGAACTGGCGGCAAGGCTGCTACAACAATCGTATTTTGGAATCCATTATCTGGGCGATGCTCACCAATCTTGGCTACCTCCAGATTGGATTCTCACCTTCAGCAAGACGCGGCAAGGGTGTTACGTGGCTCGAGTCCCGCGACCCGGAGACAGTCAATCCTGACCCCTTCTGTAAGTCGGATGCGGATTGGTCATGGGTGCAGTGGTGGGACTGGATGTACATCGATGAAGTTCGGAGACGTTGGCCGGACAAGGGCTGGAAGGTTCGTCCGAAGCTCTACGCGGGCAGTGCGGACCCTTACGGACAGATTGATACAACACTTGATTTCCCGGAATACTCCCCGCTCAGCAATCAGGGTAACGAGCCGGAGAAGAAGATTTTCCGTGATAACCGAGTCCGGGTAAGAAGCACGTTCCTCTTTGATAACACGCGGGAGAAAACGGAATCTCACGCAGGGAGTTCTTCTGAGGCCAACAACCTCGTTCATCCCAGATTTGGCTACAAGTACCCTGACGGCCGGTGGCTCATTGACTGCGACGATACGATTCTGGCTGACGGGAATAACTGGTGTCCACAATTACCGGATGACGAGCGCGGAACCTTTCCGTTGGTCAGAGTCTCGGCTATGCCGACCATTTCTAACTTCTGGGGTCCGGCGCCGATCGATCTTTCGCGCAGCCTGCAGAACTTGGGCGAGAGAATCTATACCCAGTTGTTCGAGAACATTGTCAGGATCAATAACGGCGTGATTGTGTTCAAGGAGAACACTGGTCTAGATCCGAACTCTATCGGCTGGCTGCCTGGAGAAGTTCTGGTTATCAAGAATGGTTCTGACCCGCCAACGGTCGTTCCTATCACTCCAATGCCGCAGCACATGATTACCGTGCCCGCGTCTCTATTTTCGCTTCAGAAGGAGTTACAAGGCTTCTCGGAGGCCCGCCAAGGGCAGTCTGGGGGCGGGAACGTATCTCCTGACCTATTCGACGCTACGCTGTGGCAGAGTCACTACCAGACTCGCCTGCGGGCCCGCCTGCTGTCTGAATCCATTCAGCGCCTCGCGGGAATCGTGTTTTATACCGACGCGCGTTACAAGAGCATTGCCGATCGAGTGTTTGTCCCGAACGAAGGCAAAGGTGATATGTCGATCGCAGAGTGGGAGCCGATGGATGCGGCTTCGATGGATAAGTACGACGCGCATCTGGACCCCGGGAGTCTCAAGGTAGTCAGTGGCGGGGCGATGCGGTCAGTAGTCTCCGCTCTTGCCAAGGCTCAAATGTTGCCAACGAAGTACGTTCTCGAGGCGATGGACTTGCCAGCAGCCGCAGAAATTGCGGAGGAACAGACTAAACAACTGGAATTGGCGAGCATGGCGAAATTGCGCAAGCCAAGGTAATGAAAATAAAGGATTAACGTTGACTACGGAAATAACATGGGTTCCCGTCTCGGTGATCGCCGCTGAATATCAGCGCACCCCGCAGATGATCCGCAACTGGGTGCGCTCGGGATTCATTGTAGAGATAGGTTTTTCCGTGCGGAAAGACATTACGGGACACTACATTATCGGCGTGCCAACGTCCGATTATGAGAAGTTTGAACGTGCAAAGCCTGCAAACCAACGAAACCAACCTGTTGCAAACCTAAGTCAAACGCTGTAGTTCTCAATTCGTGATTGACGGCTACCCAGAGATCGAGGGACACCGCTTCGAAATCATGCGGCTAGAAAGCATGGGGGAAATGTGGTACGCCCAGTTTGCGGTGGATGGCAGGCCGTATCCGGCATTCTTCGAGCCGAAAAGCAATGTTCACGCCATGAAGGAAGATGAATTCCTGGCATACATGAAGTGTCAATCGCTCACGATGGTGGCACACGTTGAGCAGAAAATGGGGCACGCATGAAGGGCAAACTGAAAAGATTCGGGCCGCACAAGATGGCAACCAAGCTCCAGACAAAGCGCAGCGGTGGTAAGGGCGGGCGCATGTCGGGCAAGCGTGGAATGCGGTCCTAGCGAGGTTGTTTGCAGTAATAGACGCTGATAATGCTCTGGTGCCGCAAGGCGTCCGTGTTCAGTGTCGGAAGGGAGCACACATGATCGACCGTTTTGATTCTCAGGCCCGCAAGGCAGGCCGCGGTGGACGGAAACACACGCGCCACACGCGCCACTAGATTGCGCGCAAGTCAACTGAATTTGGGGCGGTCAATCCGGGGTGGTGAGACCGCCCTAAGTTCATAGAGGAATTATGGCAAAGAATATCGAAGGCTTGCATAACGACAGTCCGTTCAATGCGACGCGCGGCGAACGTTTCACCACCCTAAGCCCAGCGCAGGAAAGTTTCACCGGCACCAACTTGGCCGACCCTCCCCCGTTTAATGGTGAGGAGCCCCCCGACTATATCGGCCTATGTCCGAACAGGGACAACCCAGGAAAAAGGAGAACACGATAATGGCTAAATCAGGTTACCCGGATCAATACGGTCGCGAGACCAAGGCGCTGCCCGACATTCTCGGACCGCTGAACATCGATGCGCAGGGTGACAAGCTTGTCCCCGCCAACGATATGGCGGAAATCGCTCCTTCGTGGGCGATGGGAAAAGAAAGCCGTGATCCTCTCGGTGTGGTAATCAAGGGGAGCAAGTAAGTGGGATCTGCTCCTGGCGGAATCGGACAACTCATCATGTCGGCCCTCCAATCGAGGACGGGCGCAGGTGGTGGTCCGCAAGGTCCGCAGGGACAGCCTGGAGGGGGTGATCCGAGTGGAGGAGACCCCGGAGCGCAGTACGCGCAGCAAGTCGCCGCGCTCAAGGGTGCCGACCCTGGAATGCTTTTGCAAGAGATGAAATCCATGAAGCAGAAGTGTGCAGTGCTCATGGTGCAGAATCTTGAACGCCTCCCGAATGTAAGCGGTCAACTATCGAAGTTGGTTCCCATGTTTGACCGCGTAATTAAGGAAATTTCACAGGCGCAGAACGTAAATTCAGCAGTACGAAGCCCCATCGGAATGGGCGCAGCAGCGCCACCAATGGATTCACCTAACGCAGCAGCGCCACAGCCAAACCCCGGAGGCATGTGATGATTAATTTAGAGCAGGTACTGGCCGACAAAACCGGCTACGAAGACAACATTGAAATCATGATCAAGGGCGAGAAGGTTACCCTTGGCGATCTGCGAACTCTTTCCGCCGCACAACAGCGCAGTTTGTCCGATAAGATTTCAGGCGCGGAAGCCCGAGAGGCGGAAGCCAGAGACGTGGCGTCGAAGGCTGCCACGATGCTGGCCGAGTTAAAAACCGCCAGTGACGCTCTGAAACAACAGCGCACGACCCCTCCGACTGAAGATGACTTTGACAAGGAAGAATTCTGGGGTCCGGTGCGGAAACGCTTCAGCGACCGTGATGCGAAGATCGATCAGGCGCTCAAGGGAATCGACGCCCTGACGAACAGCGTGAAGCAGGCCGCTTCGATCTGGGCTGATGACAGGTTCCAGGGACAGTACGAGCGCAACGCCTCCCGGCTAAAGAAAGTCGATCAGTACAAAGACTGGGACTGGAAGCGCACGCGCGACTACGCGGCCGAGCACAAGATCACTGACGAATACGGTATGCCTTCGGTTGAAAAGGCAATCCTCGAACTGACCAAGGCGAACGACATCGAACAGATTCGCAAGGAAGCGTTTGAAGCTGGCCAGAAGGCCGCAAAGCAACGCAACCGTTTGGATTCTCAGCCGCGCCCGTCGTCCGCTACCGGTGGACGTCAGCCGGCGGATAAGAGTGCAGTTGCGGAAATCGGACTTGAAGGTTTGGGAGACGATGCGGTGAACGATCCCGAACTGATGGAATTGTTTGCACAGATTCAGAATGGTGGGGAGATCCAATGAAAAACATTGCAAGTTTTCTGTCGGCCACGATTAATAAGGCTCTGCTCGCAAACGGCGTGCAGTTGACCGGGAAAGAGCTTTCTCCCGTATCGCGCGAGATTGCCGAGTACGTCTATCGCAACGAAGACTCGTTCAACGCGGCCTTCAAGTCGGACAAAGAGGAACAGTCTCAAGTCGAGGCTGCACGCGAGGAAGCGGACAGGGCTGAAGCTGAGAGAACTGGGCAGCCGGCGCCTGCAAATTTGCAGTCCGCGGCTGCGCCGAGCGACCCTTCGACGTGGAAGCGGAACAAGGGTAAGAAGTGGCAGGAGCCAGCGCAACCGGTTACGGCTAATCAGCCGGACGAACAAGTTTAGTAAGCGGGAGAAAATCTCTCCCAAGGAGACGGTATGTTTTCAGTGATTCGATGGTTGGCGAGTTTCTGGATCAAGCAGATTCTAAACGCCATAGCGCCAACTGTGGGCGTCGTG